ATAATTAATAATAATATTATTATTAATTTTAAACTTACAATTAATTATAATATATAAAGAAAGAAGTTTAAATAATTATTATTATATATACGCAATGAATAAAACCAATACTAAAGAGAAAAAAAAAAGAGGAAGAAAACCAAAAAATAATGTAATTGTAAATGATAATCCAGTTTTTGAAACACATAATAACGAATACATCATAAAATTAAATTCAGTAAATATACATAATAATCAAAATATTGATAATATTGGAGAAAATGATTATTGTCATCAAAATTCAATTATTACAAATAATATAAGCGAATTATGTTGGAATTGTTGTGAGAAATTAAATAGTAATAATATTTATGGTATTCCAATCATATATAAAAACAAAATATTTTATACATATGGTGATTTTTGTAGTTTTGAATGTGGACTTAGATATATCAAAGATAATTTCGATTCTAATAAATTTTTAGAAATTTCTTCATATACTAACTTATATAAAAAAGAAATATTGAACAATGATGATATTATAAATATTGCCCCACATAGACTATTATTGAAAAAATTTGGTGGTAATTTATCAATTGATGAATATAGATCAAACAATATTAAATATGGTAATAATATATTAAATATTCCAATTGGAACACAATTGTATCATACTTTTGAAGAAAATAAAGAAATACTAGATAGTAATAATGATAATTCAGATCTTAGATTATATAGAACAAAAACTAAAACAAATAGTGATATTAAATCTATTTTAAATTTATAAATGTAGTGATAATAAATTCGTTTTTTTATTAATTGAATTTAAACCACTCTCATTGTGTATAAATAACCCATTCGGTTTATAATCATCTATACTCTTATATTCATCTTTTATTACTTTTTTTTGTTTAAAACTTTTGTTTTTTGATTTTGATAAATCCCATGATATATATATACCATTTTTAATCATATTTGATACATCATGTACTATAAATCCATTCTCTTCTAATCTATTTATAATATAATTTTTCGCAAAAGTTGTGTTATATATTGGTAATCCAAATATATATTCAGGAATTTCATATATACATTCTAATTTTAAGTTCTCTGCATATATATTTATTTTATTATGACATCTTTTTAATATTTTATCATATACTACGTATTTCTCATACTTTTTTTTATTTATGTTGTTATATAAATTATTTATATTAATTTGTGACATATGTTCTATTATTTATAATATTATAAATAAAAATATAAAATGATTGATACTTTATTTTTATCCGGAGGGGGTGTTAAAGGATTTATTTATACTGGTATATATAAATTTCTTGAAGAAAAAGATTTATTAAAAAATATTAAAAATATTATATCTTGTTCAATTGGATCATTTTTCGCATTTTGTTTTTCTGTCGATTTAAACTTATGTTTAATAAAAAAAATATTAATAAATATTAATATTTATGATATTGATGATATTGATTTTAACAATTTCACAGAATATGGATTTTTTGATAATACAATATTTAAAATAGCAATAAAACACATTTTATTATATAAATATAATACTGATAAAATAACACTAAAAGAATTATATGATAAAACTAAAATAAATCATAGAATCAAAATATATAATTATACTAAATTAAAAACAGAATATTATGATCATATATCTAATCCCGATATGGATTTGGCATTATTAATAACCGCAGCCACATCTATACCTCTTATTAATAAATACATTGTTTATAATAATCAATATTTATTAGATGGGGGTATTACAGGTAGTTATCCATTCATTAATGATGAAAAATATAAGAATTATATTGGAATATATATATATGTTGAAGATACTGATAATACTAACAATGATGAAAACAATTTTATAGATTTTATTAAGTTTTTATTTTATAAAAGAGATTCACAAATAGAAAAACAATATTTAAATAGTGATAAAAGAATTTTAAAATTGGGATTAAATATTCCTAGTACTTGTTTTAAATTATCAGAATCTGATGTAGATAATTTAATTAACACTGGGTATATTAATTTAAAAGAATATTATAATAATAATAAAGATATCTTTGAGAATAACCTTTTAACCAAAGAACCATCCAGTTGATATATTCTTATCTGTTTTTTCTAATTTATTATTTTCATTAATTAATAATTTTATACATTTTACTTCATTATTTAATAAAAATATATCATTTTTTAATAAAATTATATCATTCTTTAATTCTAATAGTGATGAATTAATTTCGCGAAGTAATTTTAAATTTTCTGATATTCCTTTATCAGAATTATTAGATTTATCACTCATCAATATAATTTTTTTGATATATTATTATTTTTTATTTATATTCTAATAAAATATAAATAGAATAAATTATTATCTAAGATTAATATTGGATCATATACAAAATTACATATGGGAAGACCATTGGTAAGTGAACCTTCAACTAATCGACCACCACACATCTGCTTCATCATACCTGAACACATACATCCAACTATAAACGCCAATATAATCACAAGTAAGCTATTATCATCTATTATTCTATATATATATATTATATTTTTTTCAAAGTATTAGTAAATATGTTAAAGATTGGAACAGATTGTAGTGGAATTGAAGCTCCAATTGAAGCAATGAAAAAGATATCTTGTAAATACAATATTAATTTTAAACATATGTTTTCTAGCGAAATAGACAAATTTGCTATAAAATATATTAAAGCAAATCATAATCCTGAATATTTATTCGATGACATTAAAAATAGAATTATAAATGATGTACCAGATATAGACATATATGTTGCTGGATTCCCATGTCAACCATATAGTCGTGCCAATAAATTTAAATTAGAAGTTGACCCAAGAACTGATTTATTTCATGATTGTGCTAAAGTTATTCACGAACGACATCCAAAAATATTTATTTTAGAAAATGTCAAAACTTTAGTGACATTAAGAGATGGTTATTACTTTGATAAAATTTTAGAATCATTGAATAAAAACAATAGATATCATATACATTATAAAATCATAAATTCTAAAGATTATGGTATACCACAGTGTAGAGAAAGATTATATATAATTGGTATATCTAGAGAACATTCAAAAGATATCTTCAAGTTCCCAGATAAAATTAAAATGAATCAAATAACAAGTTTTGTTGATAAAAAAAATAAAAGTATAGATGAGATTAAAGAATGTAATATAGAATTATTTAATAATATACCAAAAGACTCTGTTTTTATTGATATTGGTTTTAGAAAAGCAAAGTTCCCTAAATCTAATAAATGGGCACCTTGTATAACTGCACAACCTAATATGTGGTGCGTGCCTATGAATCGCAAAGCATCTGTTGATGAATACTTGAAGCTACAAGGATTCCCATTATCTGTTAATAGACCTATATCAGATCATCAAATGAAGAAAAAAATAGGTAACTCAATGACAGTTGATGTTATAGAATTATTATTAATAAATTGTTTAAAATCTATTCATATAATAAGATAAAAAAATACATATGGAAAATGTACCTTCCCGAGCATAATGCTCTAGCGTATAATTTTTCGTGTTTCGCTTATTCACGTAGTGAGATTTAAGTCCTACCCAACTAGTGCCTTTAGTGGAACACCCTCACTAATGAAGGTATCGTCTAATGGCCTATATGCTCCACACTTGAAACAATCTGACCTAGCAATGAAACATGAATACCCACATTGGGGACATTCCCAATGTCCATCCTCAACAGACACTTCCTTCACAGCCTCCTTAACAGACACTTCCGTCACAGCCTCCTCAACCATCTTCGAAATCTTGTCTTCACTTGCCTGTATATTAGGATTAAAAGCACTCTATAATTAAGCTTATTAAATTATTAAATTATTAAATAATTTTAATTTCAAATTTTATGAAAAACTTTAAAATGATATCTTAAAATCTATTCATATAATAAAATAAATACATCAAACAACAAAAGCCGCAACGGGCTTTGTGTCGGATGCGTCGTGCACCAAATTTTTTTTGTCTTTTTCTTTTTTTTTGTCACTCATTGTCAAGTATCTTCTTCTTCGAATCACTGACGGCAATTCTGAAGGCATATCTGTTCCTTCCTGTAAGCCTCACCCATGTTTACAAATTCGGCTTCAAGTGCATTTTTGATCGCGGTGCGAACCCCATTATATTGCTCTCCGATTTCCCGCAACTTCTGGGCTGAATCCCCTTTTTCGCATGCTTTTCTGTAACGATCGTGCAGTTCTATTAGCTTCCTGAAAAGCCTCTCCATGTTATCCACAGCCAGGTCGAGTACATCCTCCCTTGTGTCGACAGAATCAAGCCAAAGACCTTGACGTTCCTCCGGTGTATGATAAAATGTCCACAGCTGCTGCATCTTCTTATCCAGCTCCTGCTCCCTCTCAGTCAGCATACGTTTCCTCTCAGTCACCCAATTCTTCCACTCCGTCTCATCTGCGACACGTGCCGCCTCATCTGCGGCCATATCACGTCTATGTCTCACAGTCAGGCACACTGCCTGCACTACCTTCACAGCAGCCACCATCAGTAAAGTGACGTTTAGTCCCCTCATAGTAACTCCTTTTCCTGTGCGCCACCCCCCGCTAAACCTTCTTGAATATGGTTATTGCGTGTGACACGTGGGCCGAGCTCGTTGTAGCTCTAGGTAATAGAAAAAAAATATAAAAAATTCAAATTATTTGTTATACCTTTAAAATAAGATATCTTAAAATCTATTCATATAATAAAATAAAAAATACACGTGGAAGGTGTACCTTTAGCTTATGTTTATCGTGTTTTGCTTATTCACGCGATAGGATTCTGGTTCCTACCAACCTAAAAGTTACTCTAGTTTGTAACGAGACCAGCCATATGGCAGGATTTCTTCACTGAGAATCTCCAACGGCTCACGACACATGGGACATCCTTTATTCCCAATTGTGCGCTTCATATGGTCACTTATACAATCATTGCAAAATACATGACCACATAATGTCTCGATGACTTCACGCTCTCCCACACGGCAAGCATCTGCCAAGCAGATCGAGCATTCTGGGATGCATGCCACATCCTGTATATACTGCCAATCCTCTTGAAGGTCTCTCGGAAGGTTGGGGGAGTCTCTGTAGTAGAACCCAAATCCCATAGATCCTTCCGCAAGACCAAATCCAGGTGGGCATTGTTTTTTCATCGCAACATCGTAGTCTTGCTTTGTTATTCTACCATAGATGCCACACATGAGCCTGATCTTTATGAACATCACGTCCTTCATGGCTCGCGTGGCCTCATACAGATCATGATCTGTCTGTTTAGCCTTATCCACAAGCTCCATATGCTGATCCGATAGATCTTCCACTAGAGACTTCCACAAGGCCTGCGCCTGCTGCTCCTCGTGTTTCGCCTTTTCCAACGCACCCTCATTGAACTTGGCACATGCGGAATTCATTGATTCATCTAGATACTCAACTCTTTTTTTCACCTCCAAGTAAGCTGTGCGCAACTTTTTCCATGCAATTTTCTTAGCCGCGGTATTGTGGAACTTGTCAAGCTCCCTCAGCACCTCGATTACCTTCTTCGTCAACATTGAGACATCGTCTTTGGTTTGCCGCAGCTTATCCGCCAACGCCTTCTCCTTCTCAGACTTCTCAGCTACAGCCATCTCCTCGCTCTTTTTGCGCGAAATGTAGCCACGCATCATCGATTGGATCAATGTGGCCGCAGCCTTCTCCTTCTCAGCCACAGCCATCTCCTCACTCTTTTTGCGCGAAATGTAGCCACGCATCATCGATTGGATCAATGTGGCCGCAGCCTTCTCCTCACTCTTTTTGCGCGAAATGTAGTCATGTATGACAGTGGTCGCACCCACTACCACGGGCAGAATCACCGTTAGCATCTTTAGCATGATTTCTTGTTTCCCGGGAACCTATAACCTATCCCCGTGGCTCTCTTCTCGCAATCTCCTAGCGTCTCTGAGAACCTACCCGTGTTTTTTTACGCAACCAACCTTGCTAAGTAGCGAAGTGTTGCGAGTCAAAGCAAACGGGTATGCTGTAAAATAAAAAAAAATATAAAAAATTCAAATTATTTGTTATACCTTTAAAACAAGATATCTTAAAATCTAGTAATATAATATAATGAATAGTTGTTGTAAAAACAATATTAAAACCAAAAAATGTAAAAGAAAAGATGGTAAAGTATTCAATCTTCCTAGAAAATTTAGCAAGAAAAAATGTAAAAGTAAAAAAGGATTTAGTATGAAAAGTAGTTGCGCGCCATATAAATACTGTAAATCTGGTGGTTCTAAAAAAAATAAATTACCAACATTAAGAAAAATTGATACTAAAAATAAACGACACAAATATAAACTTGATGACCCGCCAAAAAAAAGAAGATTAGCGATTGATGAGGGTATTCGTGCTGAATCAAAAAAAAAGAATAGTCCTATTAAAGATGCGGCAGTTGCTAAAAAAGCCAGATACAATATTTTAAGAATCTATAGAAAAAATAATAATAAACATCATTGTAATGTTTTAACGCAAGACATGAAGTATATTGATAGAAAATATAAATTAGGTAAAACTAAAAATATATGTAATAAAAAAGGTGGTTCTAGAAAAAAAACCAAGTCTAAATCTAAATCGAAACCAAAAAATTTATCAAAAAAAAAACTAATGATATATTTATTGAATAAAGAACTCAAAAAAAGATTTTGTAAATGTGTCAGGTCTGTTAAATTCGGAAAAAACAAAGCGAAACCAGGTGAAGAATATCCAATCTGTTATCGTTCAATATACATAAATAGAGGAATAAAACCACCAAAAGATGTTGTTAAATCATGCAGAAAAAAATAAATAATACATATTATTATTATTGTTATGATGGTTAATTACAACCACCATCTGCTGAAACACAAAAACTAGGAATCCTCCAAAAACTCGGTGTCCACAGTTCGTGACAGTTAGTAAGTACCATCAGCGCAAGCTCCTTCAAATAATCGTCCTCCACACATCTGTTTCATCATTCCATTACATATGTATCCTAAAATAAATGCCAATACAATCATCAATAATTCGTTGTTATCCATTCTATATATATATATATATAAAAATATTAAAATAATAATATTAAAATAATAATGAATATATTATCTTTTGATATTGGTATTAAAAACTTATCTTTTTGTTTATTAGATAAATCAACAAAAAAAATAGTAGATTGGGGAATTATAAACATATCTTGTGATAAATTATGCCAGCACATAAATACTAAAAATAAATGTTGTGATAAATCAGCAACATATTCACACGAAGAAACCTTGTTATGTAGTAGTCATTCAAAACTAAAACAATATCCTAAAAAATGTAAAAAAATAAAATCAGATAATTCTGTTTATAATATTGGTAAAAAAATGGTTGAAGAATTAGATAAATATCCTGAATTCTTGGAGTGTAGTGATGTTATAGTAGAAAATCAACCATCATTAAAAAATCCAACAATGAAATCAATTCAAATGATGGTTTATAGTTATTTCTTAATTAAAGGAAACTGTTCAAAATTAGAAATGATTAATGCTAGAAATAAATTAAAAGTTTATAATGGTCCAAAGATATCCTGTGATATCAAAGATAAATACAAAAGAAATAAATTCTTAGCAATTGAATATTGTAAAGAAATGATAAAGAATGAAGAAGATAAGTTCATAGAATTATATAATAATTCTAAAAAGAAAGATGATTTAGCAGATAGTTATTTACAAGGAAAATATTATATTACTATATAAAAATATATTTATTATTAAAATAAAAATATAGTTATTATTATATATATAATATGCCCAATTCGTCTAAATCTAAAAAAACTATGTCTAAATCTAATTCTAAATCTAAATCTAAATCTAAATCTAAAAGTAAAACAAAAGATGTAATTCCACATTGCCCAGAATGTAAATTCGAGTTTGTTAATAGTGATGATATTGCGCAAGATTATTATGTTAAAATTGGAATTATGACTGGCTCATATAGATTTGGTTATTGTTCTAATTGTGGATGTGTACTAGGATACAGTGCTATAAGATAGTAAATATTTTATTAAGAACCTGACTCTGTTGATACCCCTGTTACTTGATCTGTTACTGGATTTGTTTCTACCCTTGACTTAGATGGAAGACCAGCAATGACTAAAGCTACCATAACACCAATTGAAATCATTAATACAAACATTGTTATTAAATAATCAATTTCAGAGGATTGATTCGAATTATTATCGACTCCTTCAACCAATTGATTATCACATATATTCTTCATCATATCAGAACACATAAATCCTAAAAAAAAAGCTAAAATAACCATTAATAATTCATTACTTTTCATTTATATATATATATATATATAATTTATTCATCTTTAATAATCATATTAATTTTAGGGTTGGTATAAGTACCATTAATAGTATCAGAAAATCCGAATCTTTGTTTTTGCCAAGCTATTAATCTATCCTTAAAAGCGATTTTATCAATCTTCATATTCTTACCATAAACTAATTCGATCCAAGATTCATAATAATTACATAGATCTCTGAAAGAAGTAGTATCATCACGACATTCAATTGCCTGATCACCGAGCCATTGACCGATAATATCATTATGGTTTTTATAATTCTCAGTTTCCATGCGGATTGATTTAGGGATATCAACTTTGTTATTATCTAGAATACACCATTCTTTCATTAATAATCCCATAAATATAACATTCCAATTAGGAACAATTTCTTGTAATGATTTATCTGCTTTATATACATTCTTATCATGATCAACCTCATTCGCATCATCAACAAATCTTGAATTAAATGGGTATACTTGAACCCTTCTCCATGCTCCATTTGTTTTATCTTCAATTCTAGGTTTATCATTACACATAAGAACAATTTCGAATTGAGGCTTAAACTCAAAAGGTTCTTGATATAAATTTCTTGCTAAAATCATATCACCACCACTTAACTCTTTCATCTCACCTGCGTTAATTTTTTCATTCTCATCTGGTTCTTGCATATAGCATAATCTAGCACCTCTAGTTCTTGCTTTTTCTGGACAAGCAGCATTACTAGACTTTCTTTTTTGTGTTAATAATGTTACTGGAATATTCATACAATAGGATCCCAGTGTATAACGAATTAAATCAATCAAAATAGATTTACCATTACCACCAGAACCTGTCCAAATACTAAATCTATTAGAAACATTACCACACAAACGACTAGCAATGTATTTTAAACAATAACTTCTAATTTCACCCGGGGTTTCTTCTAATTCAGATAGATCGGGTAAAACACGAGTCAAAAATTGTTTTAGTTGTCTTGATCTCTTCATAAATGCTTTACTTGACTTCATTTTTTTTCCTGGTTTATATTGTTCCCAATTATCTCTGTCTATACCATCTCTTAATTGAATATATTCCCACATTTTATCTATACTAACTGGTAATTCATTTTCAAATACAGGAAGATCATATTTTGTTGATATAGTTAACTTATCTTCTGGATGACCCTCTCTAATCATATTATTTTCTAAATCTAAAACACAATTATCGAAACATAAAAGTTTTGTATTAGAATCCATCGTTTCTAAAAATGTTTCATCATAAAATTTCGTGCGACAAGCTTCCATAATGTTTTTTTGAAATGGAATATCCTTTAATTTATTATAAATTTTATTTGCGATTTCTTCCCATTTCTTGATATCTTCTGATTCGGGTTTACCAGTCATAGTAAGTTCATTCTGTGCATTTCTGAATCTTAGTTGAGAATTTGAAAATATAATTTTAATTCTTTTAGGTAATTCCATTTGTAGTTTATATCCCTGAGAACATTTATTCCACTTTGTTCCATCATGATGAAACCATAAATTAGATTTTATATCAGCACAAACATATTCATCTTTTAACATTAAATATACAACTTTGGCAACATCATCATGAGCTCCACCTTCTTTAACACATTTATCAATTAAATCAACAGCATCTTCTTCTTTTATTTTATAATATTCATAAATATTATCCAATTTAGCCTTTTTTTTTAACGATCCTATTGCTATTTCTTTATTATTATAATCTGGAAATGAATCCCATTTTTTTAAACATTCATTTCGACTCTCATATGAATCAGATTGTTTGCTAAATTTATTCCATATATCAAATAGTTCATTACCTATATTTTTTAATATTATACCGGTATTAATCCACAATTCATATTCATTATATCGATCATCTGACCAACATCTCATAACATATTTTTCAATAGTTTTTATATAATCCTCTTTTAATACAGTTTGTATTTCATTAGACATTTCTTGTTCTTCATCATCACTATAATCATATGTATCGATACAATCCAGTGATGACATTATATTACAGTTATTATCTATTATATCCTTTTTTCTAAGTACATTATCAATATCATTTTTATATTTAATATTAATAACATGTTCTTTAGTTAGGTAAAATAATTCCAATAATTCTTTATCAGATAATTCATTATCGATTTCACTTAAATTCTGATAAACATGAGTTACTTTATATGGAACATTATTAGGTTTTGTTGAACCATAAATAAACCATCTAGAAACATTTGTATCAAATATTTTATTAATATCATTAGTTGGTTTAGATACAAATGAATTTAATAAATCTTTAACATCTGACTTTAATGATAGCTGTTTAAAAAACTCTTTGAACACTAATTTATCTCCGATTATGTCTGGAAATAATATATGTAATCCTTCTTTAATAGTAAAACCATCATTATTAGTTTTAGGAGATTCTTTTTCTTGAATATAACATTTTTTATCTTCTATATTATCTATATCGAAATATTCAGATAAATATTTATATATAAATTTAATAATATATTCAATTGAATTTTTATTGATTTGTTTTCCTACTTTAGTACCGTTAAATGTGAAATCTAAATCAATAAATAAAGGTGTAATATCTGGAATGGCTTCAGTAATTGAAATTAAACCATTATTTATGAAAAAGTATTCATAAAAAGTATTTACAAGACTACTTGATAAATCAGTTGGAATATAATAAGATGCTCCGAATTTATATTCTTTATTATCAAAATTTGGAATTATAGTGTGAGTTTTATGTGAATTATTTTCATTCCATTTATATTTTTCCAACAAATTTATCAGATTCATAATTAATATTATAAATTAATTTTATAAATATTTTCAAATTTTAAATATTAATATTTAAAAATATAATTTAATGATTAATATAAGTATATTAAATGAATAAAGTTATTAAAAGATTAACCAAAATAGATATGCGTAAGATAGATGATTTAAAAAATTCAGGAATATATCTTGAATTTGATGAGAATAATGTATTAAATGCTCGAGCAATTATATTTGGACCAGAAGAAACAATATATACGGGTTCTATACTATATTTTGATATTAATTTTCCTTTAGATTATCCATTTTCACCATTAAAAATAAAATATATTTCTAATGGTAATAATATTAGAATACATCCTAATATATATACATGTGGTAAAGTATGTTTATCAATATTAGGTACTTGGCCTGGTCCACAGTGGACAAGTATTATGGATGTATCTTGTGTATTATTATCAATAAAATCATTATTAGATAATAATCCATTATATAATGAACCGGGATTCACGCCAAAAAATATTGAACATACTAAAATTAGTAAAAATTATAATGATATAATTCAACATAATTGTATTTATAGATTATATAATAAAAATAGCAAAAATATACCAGAAAATTTCAAAATCTTTGAACCCATAATAAATAAGCATTTTAAAGATAATAATAATTATATTAATAGTGTAATTGAAAAAAATAAGAATATAAAAAAAAGGATTGAGATACCATTATATAGAATAAGTGATTATATAGAATACAATAGATTATAAATTTGAAATTTATTTAAATCTTATTAATAATAATAATATAGTAATGGATATTAAATTTTGTGATAAATGTGAAAATTTTATGAATTTTTGTATAGATAAAGATGATAAACCTATATATATATGTACAAGATGTAGTAATAGTTGTGAATATAATTATCAATCGGATTCTAATGGTATTCAATTTAATAAAAACATAGAATTAAAAAACATCTTAAATAGTAACATATATTTAACAATGGATCCGACACTACCTACAATTACAACAAAAAATATTAAATGTGTTAATAAAGAATGTAAATCTAATATAGATAAATCAATAGATAATAAGATAAGTTATATAAAATATGATGATGAAAATATATTTTTCATGTATATATGTAAACATTGTGATCAAAAATGGACTAATGATATTTAAATAAATAAATTTGATATAATATAATATTGTTAATTATATTATAATATGAGTGAATTATTTGAAGAAGATATAGTTAATACAACAGATGATGAAAATAATGAAGAAACAGAAACAATAGTATTGGATGATAAAGATCACTTTGATACAACTACTCACTTTACACAACCAATTTTAACAAAATATGAAAAAACAATGATTATTATAGAAAGAACACAACAGTTGTTAAATCAAGCACTCCCTTTAATTAATAACCCTGAAAAATATACAGACATTGATGATATTGTTGAAGAAGAATTAAAACAAAAAAAGATTCCTTTTATAATTAGAAGATCCATTGGAAATAAACATGATTATTATAAATTATCAGATCTAGAAATTTTATAATTTTATAATTATATTTATATATATTTATATATATTCACTATTTTTTTTTATAATATGTATATATATATATATTATAATGGATGATGTTGAATTTGATAATTTAGATCTTATTCTATTCGTATTATTATTTTTATTTATGATTTCGTGTATGTGTAAAAATATATATAGTAAAACAAATTTTTTATTAGAGGGTTTAAAGAATGATAAAGATAAAGAGGAAAAGATAGCGAAGAGGAAATCTAAGAAAAAAGCAGAAAGTGATGAAGAAAAAGCACGAAAGAAACTAGATAAAGAGGAAGAAGAAAAAAAAGCAGAGTCATTAAAATTATCAATGGGAACAATTGATCAATTAAATGCTAATAGAGGGAAAAATAATAATAGATTATCAGATGAAGAATTTTATAAAGAAAATGTAGTAAATAAACAGCAGGCACAGCCACCTCAACAGCCACCTCAACAGCAGCCCCAGGCACCACAACAGCCATCACCACAACAGCAGCCAGATGCACCAGATGAAAATGTCAAGGGTTTTATATCAAATAGTACGTTAGATGATGTGCCACATGATATTAATGAATTTCATGTAGGATTGCCCAAAAATTACAATGAAATATATGGTCCATATAATATGAATAATGTATATCCTGTAAAAGATTTTTCTAGTTTTATTAATTTAAGAAAACCAACAGAAATTAGTGATAAAATATTAACAGCACCAATAACATATAATAGAGGTATTTTTGATTGTTTAGAACAAGTCAATGGATTTATACCAGGCGCGTCAGAACAAATAGAAGAATCATCTCCACAGGAGGTACCTGGATTTATAACAGGAGCTACTAGACAAGATGACGATGATGAAAATAATTTAGTAAATGTTCATATTGTTTGGGCTGATTGGTGTGGATATTCTAATAAAGCAATGGAAGCATGGCCCAAAATGCAGTCGATTATAGGAGATAAACATAAAGATACTAAAATAATATACAAAGATATTCTTGAAAGAGATAATAAAGACTCGATAGGTAGTGGTAGGAAATATGATACAACAGCATTTCCATATATATTTGTGATGGGCAATGTTAATAATAAACCAGTAAATGAGAAATATAATGCTGTAGAAACGGATTCAATGGTTGATAAACTACAAAAGATTATCAATAAATATTATTAATTATAAATAACAATATAAATATTTAGGAAAAAAGCAAAAAGCAACCATATTATGTAGGGTATTAATAAAGAAGCAGCAATCATAGAAATTTTATAAAATTCAGAAATAGTAATTATAGTAAATATAATAATTAAGATCAAATCAATCAAAGCTAACCTGGGACTTTTTAGTTTAAAAAATATAAATGACCAACTAAGATTAAATAATAATTGAACAAAGAAAAATATGATAGGGCGATAATTATTACATTTATTATTAATAATAATTATTATAAAAGATATAACCATTGACAAATATAATATAGGCCACACAATACCAAAAATATAATTGGGGGGACTATATTTAGATTTTTTAAGTTTATAATACCAGTTATTCATATATTAAATATTTTATTTTTATTTTTATCTATAATAATATATATAATTATTATGGAAAATTTTGAATATTGTTTAATTGTAATATTGTTTTTATTATTATTTATTAATTATTGTAGTGGAGAATTTAAGCAAAATAGATATAGATCAGAATTATTAGAACCATCTGTAAAAACACAAAAAGCAATGCGTAAACCAAAAGTAATGCCCAAACTTCACGATCAACCAAGTGACATACAATATAATAATGATTATAATAAGGAAGTAATTGAAAAACAATTTGATGTTGTGAATGATATGACAACTGGTGGTAAAGCAATTGGTGATATAGATGCGAATGCTATGAGTGTTGGTAAATTAGATACATCATTATTTGGACTAAAACAAAAAACGGATCATGTAAGTGGTGTATATGATTCAACTCTATTAGATCACAGAAAGGCATTTAAAATGGACAATGTTCAAAATTTTCCATTAGTTAAAGCATATCAAGAACAAGTATTTGGAACTATGAATAATCGTTCAGATTTATTTTATAATGATCCAAGAATGAATAACGTATCAACTTCCGGTGGTGGTAAACATACGGGTTCTGTAACTGTACATATTGTATGGGCTGATTGGTGTGGATATTCTAATAAAGCAATGGAAGCCTGGCCTAAAATGAAATCAATGATTGGAAATAATCATATGGGTATTAATATTAATTATAAAGATATTCTTGAGAAAGATAATAAACACTTGATTGGTAAAGGTAAGAAATTTGATACTACAGGATTTCCATATGTATTTGTGATAGGCATTGTAAATAATAGACCTATTAATGAGAAATTTAATGCTGTAGACGCTGAGCCTATGGCGAAAGGAGTAAAAGGAATATTAGAAAATCATGCCAATAAATTTAGATCAGAAGAGAATTTAGAGAGTAACGAAGAATCGGATTTATCCACGACTGGATCATTATTAGGATCAGATAAAGGTATGTTATCATTAGATGAGACGCAGGGATCTCCAAGTGATGTGGGTAGACCATTAATGTAAAATATTATTGATGCTTAACAACTTCAACCCTATTTTTTATTCTAGATGATGTTATATCATCAGATTGATTTGTATTTTTTTGAAAATTCTTATCAGAATAATCCCAAAATTCTTTTGCTCCACATTTAAAATTGGGTCTTTCAGGTGCTTTATACCAAAATACTTGATCTACTAGTTGATTACTATTAGCGTTATTATCAATTACTAAGCACTCATAATTTTCTGTACATTGATCCATAACCTGACAAAACATATCAAATGTAGGAAACATTCCCGCATAATGTTCATATAATCTTTTTCTATTTGATACGTAATTTTCTCTTAGTATAAAAACATAATCTATATTTGTTCTAAGATTCGGTGGTATACCTAAAGCATATTGCATAGTCAATAAAAATAAAATCTTATAATGTCTACCATTCATGAATATAGACCTTATATCTGTATTTTTTGTCCAAGAATTATCATACAAACAGTCATCTAAAATCAAAAAAACTCTCGGATCCATATTTGGATTTTGTTTTAATTTTTCAACCATTAATTTTTGCCTTTTTATTATATTTTGAATAATTTGGGCAGTATATTCCTCATGTATAAATACTTTTGGAATAATACTACCATAAAATTCATTAGCCGCCTCTGTACCTGAAATAGCTTGTCCAACCGGTATATTCTGGTGATGATATAAAATATCTTTAACTAAATAAGATTTACCAGTATTTCTTTTACCAATCAATACAACAACCTTATCACTTGTTATTTTATTCATATTAAATTTTTTTATTTGAATTTCCATTAGTTACTTACTATCTATTATATATTTAATTACATTAAAAATACGCAATTAAAAATTAGTTTAAATTATTTAATAAAACTATAATAAATATTAAATAAATGAATATAAGATATAGCATATGGTCTATTGATGAATATAAAAATTTAAATAAAAAATTTAAAGAACATAATCTAGTAAATGATTTACAATTATATTATCCAATATTATCTTTATTCTTTAATTATAAAAATAACAAAAATTCTAAAAAAATAATTGATATTAAGAAAAGATTTAAGATTATCGATATAATTAATTGTAATGATATCTCTCATACATGTTCAAATAAGCTTATAGACGCACTCGTATTAGATAATAATAATAATTTTATTAAATCTAAAAATTTATTTTTAAAAACTATACCAATTATAGATATTGTTCATTATTGTACTAATAAATATGATACAAAATTAAATAGTTTACCAAGTAATTATAAATATAATTATTTAACAAAAATAAATGATATGAATAATACGGCTTATATTGATGCTTTTTTTTCATATATAGCAAGTGAATTATATTTATCGCACAAAACTCCTTCATTAGCTATCTTTTATGGTTCATATGTTGGTATAGGAGATTATAAACATAATATTAGTTCAGATTACTCATATCTGAAAGAATCAGTATATTTTAATGAAAATATAGGTAAATTATATGATATAGCTATAGAAGAATCAGAAAGCTCAGATGATATGGATCTATCTAAATCCACTATAAATTCATTTAAAACTGATAATACAGATAATACTTATGATTCAATGAGTATTACTGATACAGATGATTCTAATTTAAATTGTGACATATATTTATTTTTAAAAAATATTCCATTAAAACAAATAATTATTGAAAAATTAGAAAATACATTAGAATATTATTTATCAGAAAGGTATTTTGATATTAATATTATTATTTCATGTTTTTTCCAAATAACATTCTGTTTAGCATATTTACAAAAACATTTTAATTTTACACACAATGACTTACATATTGATAACATTATGTTTACTAGTACCAAACATAAGTTCTTATATTATAAGTTAAATAATATATATTTTAAAGTTCCAACCTATGGTAAAATTTTTAAAATAATTGATTATGGAAGATCTATATTTGATTTTAAGGGTAAAACATATTTTAGTGATTGTTTTTCAAAATATGGTGAAGCAGATGGACAATATACATACCCAATTGATTCTGTTCCTTTATTTAATAAACAAGATCATAATAATATTCCTATTAATTATAGCTTTGATCTATGTAGATTATCAACAACAATATTAGATTCATTTGAAATGTTTGAACCACCCAAATCTGAATTATTTAATGAATTTTTAAATTTATTAAAGAAAATTTTACTAGATAAAAATAATAATATTATATATGATCCTAGAGAATATGCTTCTTTTTCATTATATATAAATATTGCTAAAAACGCATGTAATGGTATTCCAAAAGATATATTATTTAATCCTATATTTAATATTTACAAAATATCAAAAAAAGAAACAATAAATAAACATATTTACACTTTAAATTAAAATGGAACCTTTGTAGGTTCTATATTTTCTATAACACTTTCTTCTACACCAAGTGGTTCAATTTCTATATTATCATTAGTATCTACTACACATACATTATTAATACAACAAATATACATATAACATATAGTAAATAATCCTATAAATATAATTAATTGATTATT